CAGAGGTCATAACAACCCCACAAACAGGTTATAGTTTTGTTTCTCCTTACATGGAGGACTATTCTCGTAGATTATTATCATCTTACTTTGGCGCACCTGGTGAATACGAAGGTCTTATATCTAGACCTAGAGATATTCCTATCGAGCAAACTGCTGGGCTTACTCCTTTACAAATCCAAGCTCGACAACAAGCAGGCCGACTAGGAGAATATCAACCTTATCTAACTGAAGCTGGTCGACTCTTCGGTAGACAAGAGAGAGCTTTAGATGAAGCTTTTGGATATTTACCGGGTGCTAGATCTGCTGTTGAAGAAGGCATGGGATTTCAAAGAGAGGGTTCTGATTTAGCCAGAGGCGCTGGAAGGTTCTCAGAAGCAGCAGAAAGAATGATAGGCACTGGAGCAGGTACTGTTGCTGGTGGCCTTGGTGCATTGCAAAGAGCAGAACAAACAGGAATGGGTACTACAGGGATGTACGATCCATCTATGGCGCAAGGTTTTTATGATCCATATGAACAGGCAGTAGTACAGCAAACATTAGAAGATATAAGCAGACAGTCTGCACAACAAGACATAGGTCTTAGGGATAGAGCTGTATCAGCTGGAGCTTTTGGTGGCGCTAGAGGTAGAATTACTCAAGAAGAATTAGCACGTCAAACAGGACGTGGAGCAGCTGAAGCTGTTTCTGGAATTAGAAGCCAAGGATTTGGCAGAGCTCAACAACAAGCACAACAAGCATTTGAACAACAACGTGGTGCTCAACAAGGACTTGCATCATTGCAAGCAGGATTGGGTGGACAACAAGCGTCTATTGGTGGACAGCAAGCAGCCTTGGGAAGTCAGATGGCTGGATTAGGTCAACAACAAGTTCAAAGAGGCCAAGCACTAGGTGGTTTTGGTACTAATATTATGCAAGGCGGCCAACAACTTGGTGGGCTTGGACAGTTAGCTGCTGGCATGGGTGGACAGTTTGGACAGATTGGCGGTGGGCTAGCAGGACTAGGTCAACAAGCTCAAGGTCAACTAGGAAGTCAAATTAATTTACTCAACCAACTCGGTCAGCAAGGCCAAGCTACTCAGCAAGCAGCACTATCAAGACAGTTTGCTGGAGCGCAACAGCTTGCTCAAGAACCATTACAAAGATTGCTCACAGGTCAACAGCTTTTAGCTGGATCTCCAATGGGAGGTATCTCTGGAGGCACTGGCACAAGCGCATATCAACGTGGTGTCTATCAGCAACCCACAGCATTAGGACAATTAGTTGGCGCTGCTGGAACACTTATGACTGGATATGGAGCTATTAAATAATGCCGGGAATAATGTCAGGCCTTGAGCCAGTAAGATTAAAAGACGGTGGCTTCCCAGATCTAACAGGTGATGGCAAAGTAACACAGGCTGATATACTTAAAGGCCGCGGTGTACCTGGCCTAGCAAATGGTGGAGATCCTAGGTTTATGAGCCGAGAAGGTTTCTTCAGCATGAGAGATGACCCTGAAAGACTTAACGTACGAGATATTACTGATTTTATTTTTGATCCAAGCGATCCATTAGATTATGCAGCAGCAGGTATTGCAGCTACAGGCGTTGGAGTCCCAGCGGCCATAGGTATGAAAGGCTTGAACACTGCTAGAAAAGTTAAAAAAGGTCTTGGTGCTTTAGCTGGAATGGTTCCAACAACCATGCTTGCAAGAGAAGGTATAGAGTTTGCAAAAGGTCCTATTGAATACACTAAAGGAATTTTAGATCTTGTAACATCAGCACCAGAGGCGGCTGGTTCAATGAGAGAAATAGCGCAAGCATTAAAAGAAGATCCAAAAGGAACAGCATCTATTATTTATGAAACTGTTTCTGAAACAGCTGGCTATCCTGTTGAAAGAGCAGAAGGTGGCATTATGCAATATGCTAATGGCACTGGGGACATGGGTGTTTTACCAGCTAGCGCAAAGACTCCAACTGGCAGAAAGAAAAAAGCTGTCATGACTGTCATGGATATGATGGACGAGATAGCAGAAAAACTTCCCACAAAACCTAAAAAGAAAACAAAGAAAGAAAAAGAACCAAGCGCAGAAGATAGAGAGATTATAGAAAACGCTGCTAAACAAAGAGAAGCAGAAGTTATAGCGCAACAAGCTAGACTAGAAAGAGCTAGGATCAATAGAGCTAATGAGCCAACAGTGCCTCAGCCAACAAGACCTCAAGCTCCTGTAAGAACAGATGCGCCTGAAGTTGGACCTCCAAGACCTGCACCAAGTCAAGGAGCCAATATTAATAAAGCAGCAGACGATGCTTTTGAAGGAAGCACTGGCGCTGAACGATCTATTCTTCAGCAAATGAAAGACAGACCCATAGCTGGATTTGGTCTTAGGAATCCCGGCAAGACATTTTTAGCTGGTGCTATTACTGGAGCAGTTTTTCCTACAGGCGAAGATGAGCCAACAGTAACAGAACAACCAAATATATCTAATGATCAAGTGGGTGATATTGGCTCTCCACCTCCTTTACTTACAGATGGAATTACAATCACAGGAGACGGAAGAGTTAATACCAATCCAAACGTTATTAACAACCCATCATATAATCCAGGGAATGATAACTCTTTAGCTTATTATGTAAGAGAAGAATTAAAAGGCAAAGGATTTGAAGTGGATGAAATGGGTGAGTTTGTAACCAAACCTAAGTTTTTTGATTACATAAAAGCTTTGCCCGCTGGATACTCAGAAAAAGTTGGGAATGATCCAGACTTTGCTAAAAAAATGATGGCAGGATTTTTAAACATGATGAAGCCAGTTGAAGGATATGTGCCTATTAATCCAGCTGTTGCATTTGGCGAAGGCTACCTTGGCGAAGAAACAAGACAGGCTGACATGCTTTCTGCTGAAGCAAAAACTTTAAAATTTTTAAAACAAAATCCTAGATATCAAGGTCTATATAAAACTATTAAAGCTTATGAGGCTGGTTATAATATTGGAGAAATTGATGCAGAAAAAGCACAAGCAAGTTTTGAATTATTGAAACGTTCTTTAATGAGTGGTGGATCATACACCCCAGATCAATATGAAGATCTTGAAGTTTATTATGGCGCTACCAAAATAACACCAAGAGAGATAGTTGCTTTACTAAATCAAGGCGTAAGTCTTTTCGGAGATCCTAACTTTAGGTTAGAAACAAAAACTCCAGCCAACCCGTGATCATATGCCATACATTAATTTTCCAGATGGCACTTCAAAATACATACCAGATCAAGAGCCAGCAACAATAGAAAGAGCAAAAGCTGAACATGCGCTTGAAGTTGAATCTTTAAGCAAAGGCAAGGCTAATGTTTTAGGAGATGTTGGTAGGCAAACTGTAGCTGGTATTCAACAAGCAGTAAGAGGAGCAGCTGAAACAGGAGCTTCTGTTTATGATCTTTTTACTGACGAAGATCTAACAAAAGATGTTGGTGAATACTTTGACAAAATTGCTGTTGGCGAAGCTGAAACAACTCAAGGACAAATTACAAGATACTTAGTTCAATTTGGATTGCCGGGCTTTGGTGTTGCTGGAGTGTTAAACCGTTTTGGAAAAATGAATAAAGTTACTTCAGCTTTGGGTGGTGGATTAGCTGATGGAGCAGTAGCAACTGATGATGTTGAAACTCTTAAAGATATTTTTATAGATCAACAATCAGAATCAGATCAAGCAAGACTAGCAAGGCTTAATGGTGCAGAAGCAGCAGCTGAAAGGTTAAAAAATAAATTAGAGGTAGCAGCAGAAGGTGCTGGTTTTATATTGGGATTACCAATAGCGCTAAAAGCAACCAAAGAAACTATCTATGGAGCAACAGACTTACTAGCTCCAGTTGGATCTGTTGTGGCTAAAGGATTAACCGCAGCTAAAGGTGCATTGAAACCTGGTGAATTACAAAAGACAGCCTTTGATGCAAATCAAAACACATTACAAAAATGGTTTACCTTTGCTGGAGACAAGCCTGACCAATTAGTAGCACAAACAATGGCCGCAAAGACATCACAAGTAAAAGCCATGCAAGATCAAGTTGACACTGCCTTTGATCAAATCATGAAGACAACACAAAGAAGTGTAGATAGTGGCAGACTAAATCAAACTAACGCTCTTGCTTTGTCTAGAAACATAGAAGATTTTATGTTTCCAAGGATAAGAGTTGACTATCAATCTCCAAACTTATCACGATCAGATAAAATAAAAAAAGCTAGAGAGATTCAAAAAGCTGCTGAACAAAATATTTTAGACTTAGAAAAACAATACATAGATTACCAAGGCTTGGGCTTAGGAGAAGGCTTAAAGATATCTACGTTATTAAAAAATAATAGAGATATTTTTGATACTTACTCTAATCAAGTTTTAAATTATAGTGATGAAGGTGCAGATGGTTTTATGCATTTGTTTATACCAGATGAATTAAAAAGTATTATTGCAGAGAATGCTGGCTTGTATGGAACAAGAGTCTATAGATCTATATTAGACAAAGGTTTTAAAGTTCAGCCAGAGTTTCAAGAAAGAGCTGTAAAAGAAATACAAGAAAGTTTTGGTGTTGACAGACAAACTGCACAAAGAGAATTCTTTGAACTATTAAACCCCGGTCCAAAAAATAAAAATGGTTTTGACTTTGAAACTAACGACATGTTAATGGAGGGATTGCAAAGAGAAAAAGGAATTCTTAAAGGCAGACAGCTAGATAACTTACCACAAGTAAGAAGAGCTTTAGGTGAAGCGGCAGGATACTTACAAACAGATTGGAAAAGTGCTCTTGCTAATACCAAGCTTACAGCAAATGTAACCTCACAAAAACTTTCAGGTCTTATAGGTAAGACAGAAATGTTTAAGCAGATCAAACAACTTGATGAACTCGCACCTCAAACAGGCGGTGTTAAGTTTTTAAAACCAAAAGAATTTGGCATAGATGCTGATGGCAAGTCAGTTAAAGAGTTAAGAGACTTTGATGCACAAGGTAATGCAATAGTATTCAAACAGTTTGATGAAGATGCTGGAGCCCTTGCTGGCTCTTATGCAAGAGCAGATATCTTTGATGCTTTGATGGGGGCTACAGCAGACATGAAAGCTCAATGGCCTATTCTAGGAAAACTATATACAGGAATGTTAGCAGTTAAAGCTGGATCACAGTATGGTAAAACAGTTTTATCTCCGGGCGCACAAGTAAGAAACTTTACCAGCATCCCTTTCTTTTCATTGTTGAATGGAAATCTTGGAAGCACTGGTAGATTTATTGATTCTGTTCAAACAAGTTTTGCTGGACTAATGGATCCTAAAGGAAAAATTTTAAGAAAGGATAAGATAGCTGAACTGATGGAAGAAGGCATCATGCAAAAAGGTGGCGCTCAACTTGGTGAAACCTTAGAGATTGCAAAACTTGCAGCTGAAAGAAGTGGATTGGTTTCTGGTATAGGTAAAGCTGTAGATAAATCAGGCGTTAGATTTTTTGAAAAAGCTTATGGTATGACTGATGATGCTGGTCGTGTATTTAATTATTTAAGTGAAAAAGAAAGAATGCTTCAAGCATTATCGAAAGCTCCAGAGTCAGTGGTTCCAATAGAGTCAGCAAAAAATATAACAAGGTTTGCAGATTTGATTGAGGGATCTAGAGGTGGTGCAATTATAAGACCGCAAGATATTATTAATAAGTATGGCCAAGAAGGATTGGAACAATTTGCTAGATCAGAAGCTGGAGAGATTACTTTAAACACTGTACAGAACTATCAAAGAGTTGTGCCATTTGTTTCAGAGGTTATTAGAAGATCTCCATTTGGTAACTTTGTTGCATTCCCATCTGAAATTATAAGAAATACTACTAATGCTGTAAGTAGAGGTATAAAAGAATTAGCTAGTGACAATCCAGAGCTACAGAAAATTGGTATGCGAAGATTGACTGGTGCTGTAACAACTACAGCAGCTATGCCCACAGCATTAACGAGTTTAGGCATGGCATTAACTGGAGTAGCTAAAGAAAAGATAGAAGCCTATCAAAGAACTGGAGCAACTCCTTGGGATAGAACAGGAACACTAATACCTATTGCTTCTGACAAAGATGGCAATCCAACTCAGTTTTTTAATTTTAGTTATATGAATCCATACGACTATTTAAAAAGACCCATCAACAGAGTTTTTCAAGAAGTGGCAAATGGTAATAGAGATGAAGAATCATTACAAAAAATATTGTTTGATTCTTCAATGGGAGTTATTGGTGAGATGGGGCAAAGTTTTGTTGAGCCAGCATTTGCTGCTCAAGCTGTGCTTGATGGAATTAATGGAACAACATCAACAGGTAAAAAAATATGGGGTGCTTCAGACAGCATGGGAGATAAAGTTGCAAAAGGTTTTTATAATTTTATAGACACAGCATTACCAACAATTACTCCATATAGAATAGAGCCTGACCTAACAACAAAAAAACCTATTGGCATATCTGCTCCTGGCTTTACTCCTAAAAATTTTCCAAAGGCTGTGTTTGGTAGCACTGATAAAAAAGGTGATGATCAGAAAATATTAGACCGAATGGGTAATGAGATTGATGTAGCTGAAACAATGGTGCAAGCATTTACTGGATTTAAAGTTGTTAAACCTCAGCTAGAAAGAACTGTAAGATATAGAGGTTTTGAAGCAAACGATGCAATCAGAGATGCTACCAATCAATTTAATAGATTGCTTAGAACCAATGACAGAAAAACAGCAGAAGAATTTTTACAGGGATATATTAATCAAAACGAAAATAGGTATAGAGTATTAAGAGATTTATATACAACCATAGAGGATGCTAGAACTTTAGGCTTAAGTGATAGGCAAATAGAAGAACAATTAAAAGATGCTAAAGTTGCTAACTACAAAGATGTTATGAGAGGAATATTCAGACCAATAGATGTTAGCAGAGATCTTGTGGATGCATCAAGAATAGGACAAATAGGAGTTCCTCAACCAATTAGCAAAGGAATGTTTGACGTTGCTAAAGAACAGTTAACTCAAGGTTTAACTGGTCAATACTTAACACCAGATGTTAGAGCTCAAAGAGCATCGCAAGTTTTAAGAGAAGAAGAAGAACAAAAAATATTAACAGGCAGACCCTAGAATATATCAACAACCAGTTCACATCTGGGATCATCTTTATCTACCCCACCAAACTTATAGACAACTTCCTTTACTTGTTTGAAGTCATCGTCTTGTATAATCGCGGCTTTAACTAAAGCATCACAAGCAAACTTATCTATGACTGAACATGGATTGCTTATGTCAAGTCTTCGATTACTCCTAGCATAGTAGGTGTAAGTCAATCTAACTGGCTCACTAAACTTAGGTAAGTCTTGTATTTTTTCTACGAGATCTTCTGAGTATATTTTTTTTGCTGTAGATAAAACTCTATAGTGTGCGTTTCTATAGTTGTTAAGATTTAAAATAAATTTTTTTTTCTTTGAATAGTAAACATCCAAAGGTAGTTTGATTTGCATTAGGTTGATGGCCTAGTTTCAATCCAAGGTCTGATCTCTTTAATAGAAGCGCCATTAAATACTTTCTTAACTTTATCGCAAGTCTCCAAGATCTCTTCTGGGAATCCACTGTTTACAACTTCAATTAATTCTTTGCTAGAAAAAAAGTTTTCGCCCGGCGTGTTAAGGTTCTCAGCCACGTTAACAAATCTAATCTTGTCCTTCTCATACAAAACCATATCGTCATCCTTCTCCATAACATGGGCTGGTATTAACTCAGGTATAAAGTTATGTCTTGCACAACCTTTGGTTTGTCTGTCTTCACTAATCTTTCTATCGTGCTGGGTGCAATGCCAATGTGCATCTCCCTTCTCAATATCAACCTTAGCGAACCTACAAGATCTGCAATGTATCTTAGGTGGCAGTGCTCTACCTAGATAAGAAGCTTGTTGGCCTGGTGTCATG